TGGCCTGGCAGATGTGGCGTCTGCTGTTTGCGTGGTCGCTGTGGTCCCGAAGCAGGCAGGCAGATCAGGCTCCGGCTCCTGCTGTTTGTTGTGTTGTGCTGTGTGCTATGCGCTTCTTTTTTGCTTTTATTTGTATCGCGTGAGCAATATGAAACGCGCACACGCACGCACGCACACGCACACGCACGCGCACGCACGCACGCGCGCGACCCCCGGGGGCTACCCAGGACACAGGCACCCCGCCCCGCCATATATACTCATCCCGCACACAAGATTTTGGGACAAAAAGGGAATTAGAACAGAAAAGGATACCCCGGTGCATCGGGAGGTACGACACAAGGGGGTATTTTGGGGAAAGGGCAGGAAAGAAGAGGACAGTTTTAGTATAGTGCAAAGTCAGATAGAGTTCAAGAGGTCGATAGAGTGAGGGTTTGTGTCGGTATGCGAGAGGGTAATAGGGGAGAGTAATTTTTGAGTAATAACGAGGGACGATACAAGGAAGCGGAATACGAAGGGTTCGTTAGGTTTATTTATGGGTGCGAAGGAAGAGGAGATATAGATGGAGTCGCCTTGTGCTAGAAGGACATGTAGTTTAAGGGCGAAGGAGCCTATAGCGATACAGGGGATGGGGGTATTATTGGAGAGGATAGTGAAGTCGAGATAGGGGATTTGTTTTTGGGGGTTATTTTTGGCAGATTTGTAGGAGAGGGCAAGTGGTGATATAATCTTGCCTGTAAAGGAACAGGTATTGGAATCGGAGTTATCGTAGTTCATGATTAGATTATAGAGCAGGGCGGGTAGAGATGGCAAGACGATTAGCGGAACTACCTACGGAAGCGAATATAGACTTAGACCCGCGGTTATTCAACAAGGTCTACATGCCGATGATATTTGGCGAGGGCGGTAAGATATGGATTAAGCCGTACAATGCGTTATACGGTGGGTCTGGTAGTGGCAAGAGTTTCAGCATAGGGCAGATGTTTGCGGTACACATGACGATCATGCCTGGGCGGAATCTTGTCTGTTTGCGGAAGCAGAAGACGGACTGTATCGCGAGTTGCTGGGCGTTTGTGCATAATGCGTTGCGGAAGTTCAAGCTATTGCAGTTCTGGGATGTTAAGGTTAATCCGGAGCATCGGATGATAAACAGGATAAACGGTAACGAGATATTATTCGAGGGTGTAGACGATATCGAGAACATTAAGAGTATTCAGTTCACGAAGAAGTTTGACGATGTAGAGGGTGGCGACAACCTGACAGACGTATGGTACGAAGAGGTCAGCGAGGAAACGGATGTAGAGGTTATCAGGGAAATAGACCGTAGGTTGCGCGACTCGTTTGTTAACACACGGATAGTCTTGTCTTTCAATCCTGTATCGCGGTTACACTGGCTATACGACTTAGTTATGCACGAATGGCGCATGGACGGCATGGACTCGTATGTTTTGAAGACGACATACAAGGACAACAAGTTTCTTCCTGCCAGTTACGGCGAGAAGATGGAGCGTTTGAAATACACTAATCCGTATGCGTATCAGGTATATGCTTTAGGTAATTGGGGCGTTATGGGCGAATCCGTCTTCAACCAGAACAAGATAGCGGAACGTTTAAGAGAACTGCAAGAGAAATACACGTTGACACCGTACAAACTGGCTACGTTCGACTATACGCTAGGCGACAAAAAGATTCCTGACCCAAACACATTTAAGATACGCGAGAGCAGGGACGGCGAGATTAAGATATTCGTTATGCCTATTTCCGGCAGGCCGTATGTGTGCGCTGTAGATACGGCAGGCGAGGGTTCGGATTATTATGCGGCTCATGTATGCGATAATGTTACGGGCGAAGAGGTAGCTGTCTATCACTCCAACAAGAAACCGGATATCTGTGTGTGGCAAGTGTACGGGCTATGCAAGATGTATAATTATGCGTTGTTCTGCCCTGAAAGCAATTTCGATAGCTGGCCTATCCATGCGTTCCTTATGCTTGACTATCCAAACATGTACCGGAGAATGGGCGCTACAGACAAGACGCATATACGCAGGGAAGACAGATACGGCTTTAGGACAGGCGTAGACAACCGACAGATGATGCTGACAGATATGGTGTCGTTTACCGAACATCACATGGATTTGATAAATGACGAAGATACGTTAAACGAAATGTTGACATTTACGCGCCAAGAGAAGAAACTAAAGGGGATATGGTGGGGTGCCGAAGCCGGTGCGCATGACGATCTGGTTATGTCCTATGCGATTATGTTGCAGGCCAGGTCACAGCAGACAACGGAAATGGTATCTGACCCAAGTATTTTAGAAGGATATTGGACGCGAGAAGAATTGCAGGACGCATACGAAGAGGGGCGCATTGACTACTACACAATGCAAGAGTACATCAGGACGCATGATTTATACATGGAGTCCGGCGAAGAACGAAATATCTATTCTAGGAAGAGGGTGTCTCGGTATGCTCGGTAGACGGCGTATGAATGATCTTGAAGAACGAGTAGCATTATTGCAGGCAGAAAACAAATATCTTGTTCAGGAGATTGACAGAATGACTGGCTTGTGTAGCGGAATAACCAGGCAACTACAGGCTATAAACGAAAAGATAGATATGCTGGATTCAAACGAACACAAGCAGGTAGACACGGACAGTGTTATAATAAACGAGGACGGCATGTATGACTACCAGAAATATAAGAAACATGCACAGGCGCGAAGAAACGGCGGTGAATAGTCATGGCTCTTATTGAGATCGAAGAAGATCGCAACGAGCAACAGTTCGGAGAAGGTTATTGGCAGTTAATGTCCGATAAACAGCGCAAGCGCGGTGAGTATTATGCAACGCTATATTCTATCCGCAGGGCAGAAGTAGACACCAAGTACAAGCAGGAATGGGAAGACATACAGAAGTTATATCAGTGCGACCGCGATGCCGTCCCTGACGACCCTGATTTCCCTAACAACAGGATTCCTATTCTCTTACCAACCATCGAGGGGCAAGTCGCCAGCATGTCTGAAGCGCGTACAGAGTTTAGGCATATTTCAAACAATCCGGCACAGCGCGAATACATGAATAAGTTTGACGCTGCGTCAGAGTATTACCGGCGCAAAGCCAAGTTCCAGTTGCATTTCAAGGATTTCAGCAGATCGTATGAAGTCTTTGGCAACGCATGGGTAAGTGTCGGCTGGGAACCAGGATTCGGAAAGAAAAAAACGTCCCTGCCTAAAGGCCACCCGCGCATATCCACTTGCGAGTTAGGCTCGATTCTTGTTGATGGCGCTATCAAGGACGTAAAAGACTTGCAGTATGCGAGATACATCATTCAGGAAGTCGGACATGTCCCGATTATGTGGGCTAGGACGGAATACGGAGACGAGTACGCAGATGCGTTGCTTGCAGGATATAACGGAACTAGCGAGGGTGACGAAGACCCGAAGTATGACGATGCGTCTACGTTCATGCTTTTGAACGTCTGGACACGCGACAATCCGCAGAAGAACTTGCAGTTGATCGAGATGGACATGAACGGTTTGATTCTGCGTGAGTCTGACCCGTCAGAGCCGTACTACAAGAACGTAGACAACGAATATCCGTTTGGCATAGCAAGAATGATGCCGATATTTGGCGAGTTCTACGGATTCGGTGACGGCAAAGTCTTAAAACCGATACAAGAATCGCTGAACAACCTAATGGACGAGTGGGAACTTGCAGCTAGATTCTCTGCGCAGGCACACTTCTTTGTAGACCCCGATTCACGTATGGCAGAAGGACAGATTACGTCTAATCCTGCTGATGTTATTTTCGTAAAAGACCCTAAGAACAACATCTTGCCGGTACAGTCGCAGGGTATCAATCCAGTTGTCCCGCAAATGATTGCTGCGTTATACGAATTCGCCCAAAAAGCGACACGTTTCCACGACACAATGACTGGCAATCAGTCCGGCGTATCCGCTACAGCAACGCAGATCAACACGCAGATCAACCAAGGCTCGGTAGGCATCCGCGACAAGAAGACAGATATAGCGTCCGTCATGGAATGGGCTGACGCGTATGCGCTAAAACTCTGTCTTGAGAAATGGGATAAGCCGTTTTGGGCGGGCATGGGCGATGAACTGTCTGAATACATCGAGCCGGAGAATCTTGAACAGTTACCGTCTGCCGTACCGGTAACGGGTAGTGCGATTGAAGAAGCCGTTGCTACGCTAAGAGATACCGGCAAGAAAGACATGCCGAAGTATTTTGAAGTACCGGCAGACAAGAACGGCAAGCCAATTATGACGGACATTGACTTCTATACGAAAGTCATTATCGGAGAAGCGATGCCGAAAGACAGCACAAGCATGTATAATATTCTACTTGGATTGTCGCAGATACAGATTCTAAACAACGAAACACAACAGGTGGAACCGCTGATTACTCCTGCAAGAATGCGTCAGGCGCTAGAGGATATCCTAGGCATGAAGCTGAAGACACGCGAAGAACAGATTAGCGAAGTCAAGGAAAATTTTGTGCAGGCCACGCAACAGCAGTTAAACCCGATAGGCCAGAATAATGTAGTGCAGACACCGCAGGCGCAAGGCGGTATGCAACCTAATCTGGCACAGACCGTACCGCAGATGCCACAAGGGGATAGCAGGAGAGTACAGTTATGACAAGACCGGTAGCAAGGCAAGCGATATTCAATTCGTTCGGATTGCCTGACGAGAAATCGTTTGGAGTTTATAAGGCGTTGAAAGATGTATATCCTGCATTTGCAAAGAAAGTGTTTGAAGAGAATCCGCTGATGCACAGACTTGTCTTGTCTGGCTATAATCCGATGGATATTATGGAGTATCCTATCTGCGGTAAATGCGAAACACTGGCAGCGCCTAGCGGATATATCGTAAGAAATGGCAAGTATGTCGAACAATGCACATGTGTCAATCCTAAATGTGGCACAACAACGACAGCGCCTATTAAGCTAAAAGCATGGATGCGCATGGAGTTGAAAAAGAAGGTCACGCCTGAATGGTTCGACACAATAGACGACACGATAGATGGGATTGCTGCGTTTTGGATACAAAGCTACTGGCGCAGGCAACGAGAAGAAATGGAGAAGTACAGAGCGGAAACAGCAAAGAAGATCGGCGCAACAGAGAAAGTAGTACAGGATTTTCAGGCAAGCATGAATGAACCGAAGAAGATTGAGCATCTAGGCAATACGGATAATCCTAATCTGCCTAAAGACACAGAAGAAATCA